TCCGGCGGTGTCCTTCTGGCGGACATCGTCAAGCGCAATAACCTCAGCACCTATGTGTCTGAGGCGATCAAAGAGCGCAGCCTCTTCCTGAAGAGCGGCGCTGTTGTTCGTAACAGCCTGCTGGATGCCCGCGAAGGCGGCACCCGCATCCAAGTGCCCGAGTTCAACCCCGTGGCTCCCACCGAGGAGATCATGGACGGTACGGCCACCTGGGGCACCAGCACTGCCGGCTACCTGACTCCTCAGAAGATCGGCACTGGCACCCAGATCGCTTCGATCATCCATCGCGGCTTCGCGTATGCGGTGGACGACGTCGCGATGCTCGCGGCCGGTGAAGACCCAATGCTTCACATCCGCAACCAGCTTGCTGATGCAATCAACAAGCTGAACAGCGCCCGTCTGTTCTCCCAGCTTGCCGGTCTGTTTGGCACCGCCCTGTCGGCTCACTCGCTGGACGTGGCTGTAGCTGCTACCAGCGGCCAAGGCGAAGCCAACTACCTGACTGCCGCCACCGTGGCCAAGGCTCGTTCCGTCCTGGGCGAGCGCGGCGACGAACTGGACACCCTGGTGGTCCACCCCTCCGTGGGCTTCTACCTGTACCAAGTTGGTCTGCTGACCTTCAGCACCAGCGCACTGGCAGCCTCTGGCGCCGTGACCTGGGGCGGCGGCGGTGTGGGCGTCGGAGCCCGTGCTATCGGCGAGTTCGCTGGTTGCCGCGTGATCATGGACCCGGCGGTGAACACCGTCCGCCCTGGCACCAGCACCCACGTCAGCGAGTTCCGCTGCTTCCTGACCAAGTCCGGCACCATTTTGGAAGGTGTGCAGCAGGACCTGCGCATCGAGGCCGACCGCAACATCCTGTCCAAGCAGGACGTGCTCTCGGTCGACTACCACGGCGCCTACCACGTGATGGGCACCAAGTGGGGTTCGGCCTCCGACAACCCGACCAACGCCGCACTGGCTACGGCCGGCAACTGGACCGCCACCTACGACGTCGACCTGATCCCCCTGGTCGAAGTGATCGTGAACACCCCTCTGGACACCACCGCTATCCCCTGATCGCGGTCCCAAGTCAACAGCGCCCCACTTCGGTGGGGCTTTTTTATTGGCGCTACACTGAAACAAAAGCTCCGTAAGTACCTGTGGCCGCGACGATTAACGCTACGTTGAGCAGCGCGTCGGCCAACAGCTACGTCACGCTGGACGAGGCCAACACCTACTTTGAGACCGTCCCCAACTCCTCAACCTGGGACAACAAAACCGACGACCAGAAAAACCGCGCTTTAATTTCGGCTACCCGCTGGATCGACGGTCTGAACTTCTACGGCGACCGTTGCGACAACGGCCAAGCCTTGAAATGGCCCCGCAACAACTACCACGTCGACCGCGTGGAGCTGACTTGCAGCACAATCCCCGCCCCAATCAAATTCGCCACCTACGAACTGGCACGCGCCTTAGCTAACGACACAGACGCAATCATCAACACCGAAAACGACCCTGAAGAGCTGTACCAAGAAGTGGAACTTGGTGATCTGCGCGTCAAGTACAAAGACAACATTCCCACCGAGACCATCAACAACATCTTCGACGTTTATCCTTGGCTGCAGTCATATCTAGGTCCATACATTCTTGGCGGCTCCGGCTCCTACCAAATCCGCGTTGTGAGGGGATGACATGAGCCGCGTAGACGACACATTTGCTGCAATCCCCGCCCAACTTTTAGCGGACTGGGGCCAAAACATCACCTACGTAAAAGCCAGCACAGCCACCACCTATAACCCCACCACAGGCGAAGTCTCCGGAGCTGACACCAGCTTTACAGCCCGCGCCTTGATTTTCCAGGCTAAACCGGAAGAGTTTGAGTCGTTGTATCAAACAAACGACTTGAAAGTAATCATGGGCAACGCCGAACTTGGGGCGTACTCCCCCAGTATCCGCGACCGCATCCAGTACATCGAAAACAACAAGATCCGCACTGGCCGCATCATTAGCTGCAAAACATCTCGCGGCGAAAACCCCGTCGTCCACACAATCCTGCTGAGGCCCCAATAATGGCACGCAACAGAGTCTGGAATCTACTCACCGAACTGGATCGTGTTGCGGCCACGACGGTCTACAACGGCCCAAAACGCGCTGCCGAACGTATTGTGCGTGATTTGCAGGAAAAAGGTCCTGCTTGGACAGGCGAATTTTCTAATTCTTGGCAGGTAGCTACGCCCACAGCAATCGTTGGTGGTACAGGCGCTTCGGGCCAACCTGCGCGTTTAGTCGTTCCTCCCCTAACAGGAAGGCAAGTTACGCGATCACTACTGTCAAAGGACAAGCTAGTTTTCACTATCAGTAATTTTGCCCCTCATGCGGACATCGCTACCGACGTAGCCCCAGGTGTTTTTATTAACCCCGGAACGGAACCGATCAAACCAGTCGACAAGACAGGTACTCGTAAAAAGGGTATCCGTGGTCTACTTGTGGGCACAGGCGGAAACCGCCGGACAGCTCCGCTGGACTGGTTCAGCATTTATGTAAAAGGCGGTTCGGTCGACAAGACTATTGAAGTTGCCATGCGTACTACAGACCGATGAACTACCAAGCCATCCGGGCCGTATTCGAGTCCCGCCTCTTAACGGCGTACAACAACCTGACTCCAGCAGTCCCGGTTTACTTCGACAACGTCATGATTGATGACGTCGACAGCGCGGAAGAATTTGTCCACGTCAACATCCAGGTCGGGCTAACCACCGAAACAGCACTGACAACTAATCCCGACCGCGTGCGTGGTGTCTTGGTGGTACGCACATATACCCCAAAAAACAAAGGTCCTGCCCGCAACCAAACACTCGTCAACGTGGCGACGAGCGTGATTCAGACAATCAATAACACCGCAAAGCCCGCAAGCGGCGTTTACGCCCGCACCGGCCCAATCGAAGGTCCCAGCTTCAGCCCAGATTTCGGTGGTACCACACCAGATCAACAATCCCGCCGTGCATTTACGCCGTTTTTTGTTTCTCGAATCGAAGCAGGATTCCAAGCACAAGTTATTTCTTAACTCCAAACCCCACTGGAGCTAACCTGTATTAAGCCGGGCTGTGCCCGCGACAACCCTTACCACTGGTACAACCAATGGCCACCGTCCTCTCGGGCACCTCCGGCGCCCTGTACTATTCCCCCGCTGGCACGTCTGCCGCCTTTGGCGAAGCTAACGTTGATGTTGCCAACGACGAAATCACCGTTGCTACCTACCTGAACTTCAAAGCGGGCGACCCCGTGAAGTTCAGCGTCGTCGACACCGAAACCGGCGGCACCGGCACCGGCACTCTGCCTGCCGGTATTACCGCCGGCACCACCTACTACGTGATTTCGTACACCGCCAGCACTGGTGTGATGCAAGTCTCTGCCACCGCAGGTGGCTCGACCATCACTATCACCGACGATGGCACCGCCGTTGCACCTAACGCTTTCCGCGTTGCGTATGCAGCTCCGGCTGTGGTGGGATCTGTACGGGAATGGAACTTTGAGATTACGCGTGCCGAGATTGACGTAACCACCATCGGTCAAGCAATCGGGCAATACGCTCCTTTCCGCAGCTATATCACTGGTTATGCGGACGGTTCTGGTTCTGCGACGGTGTACACCACCGATGACGACAGCAACCTGTCGAACCGCATGATCGAGGACGTCATCCAGCGCAGCCAGACCGGCGCAACGATGAAGCTCTACATCGACCGCGTGGTGAGCGGTGGCACTGTGGACGACACCAGCAGCCGCTCCATCACGGTGCCGGTGATCCTGACTTCCGCCAGCCTGAACGTCAACCCCGACGACGGCCAGACTGTGGAGATTTCGTTCCGTCCCAGCTCCGCCCCCACCTTCGACCTCTCGCAGTCCTGATAGGCTTACACCTAGCCAGTTCAGCACCACAGGCCCCAGCCCTCACCGGCTGGGGCTTTTTCATATCTACTCCGCTACACTACACAAGTCTCAAGTAAGAGTTGTATGCCTGCCTCCACAGGACTTAGCGCACTGGATCGCCTGCGCAAGGCCGCCAACCTGGAGCCCGCAAAAAAGGAAGTCGAACTTAGCGATGGCTCCACTTTTGAGATGTGGGTCACTCCTTTGACTATGGCCGAGCGTGAACGCGCTCAAAAACAAGCCAAGTCTGAGGACGCCACCGCTTTTGCCCTCCAACTGCTGATTGCAAAAGCGTGCGACGAAACCGGCACCAAGCTGTTCAAGCCCGGCGAGATCGACATCCTCAAGAACGAAGTCAAGGACAAGGATCTCCAAGCCTTGATGCTGGCAATCCTGACCGATGATTCGGAGGAGCTGGACACCAAAAGCACTTGAAGCCGAACTCAAAAAGACACCCCTGGTACGGCTTCAGTTTTACGTAGCCGAAAAGCTGGGCATGACGCTTAGCGAGCTACGCACCCGGATGACGGACGTGGAGCTGATCGGCTGGCACACGTACTACACGATTGTTGCCGCCGAGGAGGAAGCCGCCTACGAGAAGGCAAAACGCAGCCGCCGCTAACCCGGCGGCTTTTTACCTCGTAAACTGAAGTACCAGAGTCAGTGGGCATACAAGTGGCTGCTTATCGCGCCAGTATTGAGATTGGTGTATCGGGTACGCGAGCCCTAGAAGAACTACGTTCAGCTATAAACAAAACAGCTACAGCAGTAGACAGTCTCAATGATGTAGTCAGTGCCAGGGGCGCACTCGTACAAAGTATCCAAAACTACACTAATAATTTAGACAGAGCCGCCACTTCACTGAAAAGAGTAGGCGCAGGTACAGAGGCAGAAACAAAAGCTGTACGTGAGTATGTGCGAGCTTTAGGCGAAGCTAATGCTGCTCGCGCCCGCCAAAACTCTCTTGTAGCACAAGAAATAGCTAACCAGCGTAGAGTGTCCCCTGGTAACGCAGGCTTCGGACAACAAGGGCCGGCACTGCCGCCAAGCATGATCCGAGGGGCAGAAATCCAGCAAAACTGGAACCGCTTCTTCACTGAAGCACAACAAACAGCACAAGAACTTCAAATAAACGCAGCAGCTAAAGAAATAAACCTCAAAAACAGCTGGAACCGCTTCTTCACTGAAGCACAACAAACAGCACAAGAACTTCAAATAAACGCAGCAGCTAAAGAAATAAACCTCAAAAACAGCTGGAACCGCTTCTTC